CAGGGATTACGTCTCCATTTTCATCTATGGACTTGTTCAGCTTGCCGCCTCGGCTAGTATTAGCGAGGTCTAGAAAAAGTTGCTTATTGGTACCTGTAATAGCTCTAGCGATGTCGTTCTTAAAAACGTCCCCTGTGAGGCCTGCACTGTTGTGGTAACCCAAAGCGGCGTCTTTGTACTCAGCTTGGTTAAACGTGATCTGGTCCGACGCATATTTTAATTTCGCCGCGTTATTCTGCAGCTGTTGGCCTTCCACCACCAATGGCTGAACTTCTTCGGCGCGCTCATTCTGCTTTCTAGAGAGCTCCAGCATGCTTTGCCGGTAGCTATTGTTGTCGGCGTTCTTCTGCATCTTCGATGCTCGATCGAGAACACTAAGGAACCCGCTTCCAAAATCTGCATATGCCATGCTTACGCTACCTTCTTAAATTCTACGTCGACTTTGCTGTAGTCAACTTTCATGTATCCGTTGTCGGCTTCAACAGTCGCCCAAGGCACTTCTGCAGCCATTACACCCTGATAGCGGCCTTCTGCACCTGTGTAGTTAAACTCGTAGATATTTACGCCGCTCTCAGAAACACCCACCTTCTCAATGTTGTGCTTGAGACGTCGATCACTAAATGCCGCAACTAATATTGCAGTGGAGGCGAGTGTACCGACGGTCTGATATGTAGCTGCTTTGTTTGCTGCTTTAGCGGACTCGTAAGCTGAGTTGCGCTGTGCCTGAGCCGAAGCTGCGGTGCCCATCATCTGCTGGGCATTTACGTTAACGCCTTGCCCAATAGATATTAGGTTCGCTGCTAGACTCTGGTTGAGGTCTTTCTGTCTCAACTTGGCGTCATTTACTGCTTGGATGCCGCCCAGGGTTGACGCGCTTTCTGAGCTGCGCTCCATTGCTTGGCGCTGCGCTGGTGTCAGTGCGGCACCGTAACGACCTAAGTTACGTTCGTTGATGCCTTCAGCTAGCTCTTTTGCATCTACAGAGTCAGTTCTGGCAGCGTCAATTAAGCTCGTGTCAGTACGCGCTTTGTTGATCAAGTCTTTCTCGTACTGCCCAAAGTTGTTCTGAAAGTCCATATACTCCTGACGGGTGATGTTAGCCATCGCCTGCTCAGGATCAGATACGGGGGTCAACCCCATATTATTGCGGTTGTAATAGCTGTAAGGGCCCATAGAGCCTATTCCGGTTCTCATTAGCCCATCCCCATCAACATATTAGCGCCTTTTTCCCACTTACCCCCTGCTTTCTTCGCGCCGTATAGCAGTGTTGCGCCAGCAACTTCACCTAGCGCCTTGTTCTTCGCTGCGGCTACTGTCTGTTGGTCTCGAAGTTTAGAGAGCCCTTTTGCGGTATCAATGTTTGATAACGTCTGCATGCTACCCATCGCCACCTGACCCTGACCTCGGGCGGTGTTAAGTACCTGGCTCGAGGTATCGTTAGTCGCTTGTAACGCCGTGGCTCGAGCTACACCCTGTTGATTAGATTGAGCATCAGAAATAAGACCAGCAGTATTAAGAGCTGTCTGCCCGTTAGACGCCAAGGTAGGGAGTTTGGATGCCGCTTGCATAGTGTCTGCGTTAGTTCGACCGCGCGCTATGTTCTCGTTATCCTTAGAATTCGTTGCGTCTCGCTGCTCAAGTAACAAAGGCCCAAAGTTCTCTTTGAAGTTTTTGTATTCAGCTTGAGCAACAGCAGCGGTCATCTTCTCATTTGCTGACGGTTTTGGTGGTTTAGGTTTGCTACTCATTACAGTTCTCTCGTGTAAATTACAGTGTCTTTCTTCCAGCCCTCGGCAAGTAAATAACCTTCTAACGATGTGACTGGCGTTCTGACTTCTATACTGGTAAAACCATGTTCTTTTGCTGCTTGAGCGAAGAAGGAGTAGTACTTAATTACGCAACTTTGTCCGCGCTCCTTTGCCCATGCGAGCCATACTAAAAAAGTCTTTGCCCCTGTAAACTCATCACACTCTTCAGTAGTGATTACAAATCCCTCTGGTGCTACCCAAAGGAGGGCTTCCCCGTTTAGAACGGCTGCATAAACATCTTCTGGTCTAAACGTAAGCTGAGGCTGCTCAGCTATAATTTCTTCTATGCCGCGTTTTACCCAATCCCATTCTTGCCTTACGTTAGCAAGTAAGGGTTTATCCGCCGTGGCCATACCTTCTGCGTCTCGTGCGCCATGCGCCTGAAGCTCCGCCATACTTAACACTCCTGTGGATTGCGGTGTCTGCATTACGTGCTCTACGCTCGGCGTCATCTACGCCCCTGCTAAATAGCTCCCCATAGACCGCCGCTCCTTTCATATCGGACCAATCTTTATTGGGGATTCTTAACAAGCGAAATAGCGCGCCATTAATAATCGTGTCGCGGTAATCATTCATTACGTCGTTGTCGCACGACGTGCTGGTGTGTGTAGGTCGTAGAACTGCACGAACAATTGTGCTGCCTACGATGGTCACACTAGGAATTGGCGCTAATATAAAAGTAGCCGAGTTCTGTTGGATAAAGTATTCGGGCACGCCAGAGTCTTCACGCCACTTGGGCAGCCTTTGCTCAAGCAGGGTAGTAGTCGTTGGCTCGAGGTCTTTACCTTGATGCGTTGCCCATAGGATCTTCCTAACGGATGTTCCCGAAGGTGGCTCAAGGTCGTATTCGAACAGGCCAGAGACTGTGGTTACAGGATCTAACTCTGCTTGGTAGACGCTTGCTTTATCACAAAGCTCTACGACTGCTGCTCGAATATTGTTTTCGATCAGTGTGTCGGGACAGCCTGGGACCATGGGTAAGATCTCAGGTAGTAACGACTCATAGGTAATCGCCATGCGTTACACCATTTGTGGTTGAACTTGTTGTCTACGTTCCATATTTGGGTTTGTGATCGCGTCTATCTGACCTTTGCCCGTTACAGAAGCAGTAAACAGCTGGAAATGGCTCGAGGCGCGCTGCTGGTTACCAGCATATTCAGCGTCTTTCATATAAGCCATGTACAGCACATAGTTCAAAACGGCGTTAGCAAATATATCGGGAATCGATAAATTATCTGACTGGGCAACAGTGACTGGGTTGGAGCTATAAACAATTTCTAAGAAAGCGTTGCCATCAACACCAGGGTACACGTAGAAGTTTCTTGGGTTTTGCTCTTCATACACGTAGTGCTTAACAATATTAGTGTGCGCTGCATCACCACCTACTGACGGGTCGTGCCAGTCTGGGGTTTGTCCGTTAAGAACTTCTGCATCTACAAGCCGTACCGAGCGCTTACCTGTGCCGTTAGAGGCTGCAGACATATTGCGTATTACCTTGAGCAAGCGGTTACCGCCTGAGGGGATCTCTTGCTTAGTACCGTCGACCAAAGTAATAGTAGTGTTTGTTGCACTAGCATCTGGCTTTAGTAAAGCAATCTCTCGCTGCGCATCATTAATCCACAAAACCAACTCGCCGACTACTGGCCATCTAACGCCTGTAGTGTCTTGAAGTACTGTTTGCGCTCTGTCAATAACGCTTTGA